CAGCGGTCACAGGACCGGGCGAAACGATTCCAAATTGAGTTGCCTTGAAGAGTTTCACTTCGCCAACGCCAGCGGCTGCCACGTCGTCTTGAAGGACGCCGATGACTTCGGAGGCGGTTACGAGTGCGGAGGCGGCGTTGTCGCCTGAGCAACGGACGAGCGTGCTGCCTGAGAGCGCGGTCGCGAATGTGAACGAGCGGAATGGGATGTCAGTTTGGGATGCCATGATGAGTAGTGATTAGAGGTTGTTGAGTTGATTGGAGTCGCGAAGGGCGATGTATTCAGCGGGGTGATTCGACATCGCAAATTTGATCGCGGCGGTCTTGGAGCCGAGTTCTGCGGTTTTCGCTTCGATCAAATTCTTCAGATCAAATTTGACTTCGGCAGGAACTTCGGCGGGAGCGGATGCCTTCATGGGAGCTGCGCCAAAGTTGGAGATGATGGTGTCGAGTTTAGCTTCGAGCTTGGACATTTCAGAGTCCTTCATTGGCTCGTCCTTTGGCTCTTCGGGAGCGGCTTCCATTGCCTTCTTGTAATCGCCAAAGGCGGATTCAAGGGCGCTGAGTCGGGAGACGATGTCGCCAATGCTCACTTCGTCTTCCTTGGGTTCGATTTCGATTTCAGGTGTGTCTTCCATTTGCTTGGAAATTTTGTCAACTGGCTTTGCTTCGAAGCTGAAGAGGCCAGTGGGGTTCGCTGCGGGTGTCTGCACGAGGTCGGCAGAGTAAAGTTCCTCGCACGATGCAAAACTCTTGCCGCCGATGTCCCGCACAGGCCCGCTGAATGCGATGGATATGCCGAATGTGTCGGGCAGCTTCTCGGCAATTTCCAAGACGTAGGCACGCCGGTCTGCGTTTTGCAAAAGGTTCAAATCTCCGAGGAGTTTTTCTCCGACGATGCGGAAGTTATCGACGAATCCGATGATGTCTTTGATGCCTGCGCCGTGATCGAGATTGACTTTGACGCCGCCAGCGTAGGTTTCCGCGCACGCCTTAACCTCGCGCAATGTTTGCGCGTCCACGTAGAGTCCGTGGCCCTTGGCCTCGCCAACTGAGATGATTGAAACTGCTTCGATGACGTCGCTCATGCCGAGGCGGCGATGTCAAAAAAAAAAGGGTGCCGATGGAGTCCAGGTCGCTCGGTGGCTTGATGCGCTTCCTCGAAAAAGCGCGGTTGCCCGCGTCGAGTAAGGGTAGCGGCGCTTATGCAAACGCCTCTCGCCCGCCCCAAGCTACGACTTAGTGGCGCACCGCCCTCGATGCTCCACCGGCAAAATTAATCGTCATATTGGTCAATCATGTCCTGCAAAAACATTTCCTCAAGCGCGGCCTGAGCGAGTAGCAACATTTCAGCTTCGTCATCTTCGCGGGAATATACGACGTCGAATGAACAGGAAATCGACTGCCGCACGCGATTGGCTGAAATGTTTTGCACGTTGCCCTGCAAGTAAAATTTTTCGCATGTCGATACGTCCGCAAGCCCACTTCCAGACAGGAATGAGAAGCCGCGCACGCTTGCGGTTGTCGATATTGAAATCGCGACGTCTGCGGTGCTGAGTTTCGCAGATACGCCGCGCGCAATTTCGACGATTAGTTTCTGCCCGTGCCGGTAAAACCCGCCCGGCAAATCCCGCCCGCTTACAATCGGCGGCGGTGGCGGTGGCGGCGTAACTGCGTCGGGGTCCAGAAGCCCTTGGATGCCGATTGAAAGCGGCGTCGGGCTTGAAAGCAGGCCCTGCGTTGCAATGAGCAGGCTGACTAGCATGACTTAGACTCGCGTGACGGTTGTGCTAGCGACTCCGTCGCCGGTTATGTTTTGCGAGACCGCGCCAGCCGCGCGGCTTGAAGGTGTGACGGTCAACGCGCTGCCGGATTTCAAGCCGTGAATAAGGTGGATTTCTTGCAATTCCGGCACGGCAAATGCGGTCAGGACGCTTGGGTCGAAATCGACTGAGGCGATTACCCCAGGCTGGAACTCGTGAACGTCTGCGGCGGCGTGAGATGATCCTGTGAGCTGAAGCGTGTTGTTTGAATTGAGTGATCGCACGATCCGCCCGCCGTAGGTTCCGCTCGTTGTATGCCCGCTTGTGGCTTCGTCCCAGACTGCATCCGCAATGCCTGCGGTGGTGGCGGTCGAGAGATCGTTTACTAAAATTTCAGCCGTGCCATTCCACGCGATGAGTCCGCTCGAAAGCGGAGTTACGCCGGACTGGTAGAAAACAACTTGATAAGTGCCTGCCGTGATTGTCGGCATGTTGGCGGAATAAAACCTTGAGGTGCCAACCTCCGCGCATGTTATCGCGGAGCCGACTGCCGCGCCGATCTGGAAGAGTTGCGCGGTGATCGTAAGCCCGCTGGTTGCCTGTGCTGTGTTGAGTTCGTTCGCCATATTTTTAAGATGAGAGTTCAGACATCGCTGCAATGACTGCCGCGTCAAAGGTCACTGGTGGCATTGGCCAATCGTTTCGTGGGCTTTGATCTTGCGCGAAAATCGCCAGCACGCCTTGCAAATAGGCTTCGAGCGCGTCGAGTTCCGCGCAGGATTTGTTGGCTTCGGTTAGGGCGATGCGAAGGTATATGAGCGTCGGCTGGTAGTCGCTGCCAAGTCCCACGCTTTGCAAATGTTCGATGGCGGTTACGAATGGTCGCAAGATCGAAATATAATTCGCAACGGCTTCCTCAACTTCCGCGATTGTTGCAGTCGCAGGCAATACCAACGGCTGACGACTTGGGTCGTAGTCGTCCGTTACCACGATTGCGATTGGTGAGTATGCTATTGCCATTACAGTAAGGCTGAAATTTGCAGGAAAACTAAGCAACCACGCGGCGCACCAGTTTGAACTGTTGTTCCGCTTGCTGCCAGCGTCGGCCATGTTCCGAAGGTCTGTGCAACCGACCTCCAGCCGCCGGAACTTGTGCCCGCAGCCGATATATTCGCGAGCGTTGCCGAACCAATAGCGTATGCGGCTGCGAGTTGCGCTGAGCCCGTCAAATGCTGCATGGTGATCGCTGCGTTGGAATTGACCGCCATCCAATAAGTTGTTTTTTCAGCCAAGTTGAAATCCGTTATGTTGTCGGAAATCGTGGTGGCCGTCGCGCTACTCAAACTGACTGTGTTCGCAAGCGGCGCGCCATTTGGCTCGCCCGCAGATGAGGCGTAAATTGCTAATTGAACGGACGATGCGGCTACGCTAGTAGTGACACGCGCTCCAAGTTCTCCGACCGTGATAGCCCGCTGAACTGTAAAGGGGTACAAATAAATCGTATTCGCAACCATCGCTGCGCCTGCGCCAAGGGTTCCATAATGCGGACAAATCCAAAAAGTGCTTGCATAGAGGTTGTTTGCTGCGCCGCCTGATGGCGCGGCCCACGTCCCATCTGCGCGTAGGAAGTTTGACGTCCCTCCGCCGGATGATGGCGCAAGGCCTTTTAAACTCGACGTGAACGTATCAAGCAATGCGGTTGCCTGAGTGCCGGTCAGGTCTTCGACTGCTCCTGTTCCGGCAGTTGTCCGGCCCTTAAATCTTGCAGTGGCGACGTCTGCGAGTTTCGCATTCGTTACGACTCCATTGTCGATTGTCCAAGTTGCTCCTGATGCGGAAACTGTGATGTCGCCCTTGTCTCCGTCTGAAATCCCCCCACCGCCGGTGGATGGTTGCTGGATGTTTGCGCCAATCATGCGAGTAAGATCAATGCGTTTTTCTCGGTGGGTTCGGGGAATTTGATTTCAAAAGACCCGTCGAAAACCGAACGGTCAGCGCCGAAATTCAACGCGCAGATCACGGAGTTATTTTTCGATGCGTTGTAGATGACCGCGCCGTGCGCCGTGAAGGATGCGCGGTCGATCTTCAGATCGTTGAACGTCACGAACGCGCTGCGGCCTGCCATGCCGTTCTTGAATCCTGTCAAGACGTAGCCGCCGCGATCATAGCCCGGCCCGCTGACTTCGCCCGCTTCGGTGTAGTGCGCGAGTTCCGGCCCTATCGTCGCGCGGCTTGTATAGAGCGCGATCTTGTAGGTGTCGGTCGATTGGTGGATGCCAAGCAAAAATGCTTGCTTGGCTGAGAGTGCAATTCCTTGTGCGATCATTTTGTTTTAAGTTGTGCGTAGCAAACTGCCGCGCGTTCGGTTGTATCTGGAAATTCTGCGAGCATGGTGTCATCCGCCATACAGCGGGCGACGAAATCCTTTTCAGACTCGCCCCCCGTAGGGGACGGAATGACAAACTCGGTCGGGCTTGGAAGCGATAGGCTGGCAACCCGTCCGTGTGCGTCGCGTTGGAATTTCATGTTGAGACCTTTCTTGGCCGCTTCCTTTGCGGATATGCGCCGTGCCTTCGCCGCTGCCCATGTCTGGCCTGCGTCGCCGCCCCACAATGCCCATGCAATGCGGCCTGCGGACGGGAAGCCCTCTTCGCCTGGTTGAAAACCCTGCCCTTTTTTATCAACCTCGTGGCGCGAAAAATATGAGTGCATCCGCTTGACGGTATCTTCGGAAAGATTTTCACCGTTTGAGATGTCGCGAGCGCGGGCAACTCCGACATTCGTCCCGCCGCGATTGTATTTTTTGCGCCACTCCAATCCCTTCTTGGCTTCGGCGATCATGCCGCCGGTCGGCTTGTTTTTGCCGTCCTCGAATTGCGATGCTGCGGCCTGTTGCGGTGCGGGTGTGGGGGCTGGCTCTGCGTTCGTAATCTGGTTTGCGCTCGCTTCATCCATTCCGAAAACCGTGCGGAGAATGATGCCAACCTGTTCGGGCGAAAGTTCGCCGCGTCCCAGTGATGCGAGGATTCCCGAGAGCGCATCCGTCCCGCCGATGCCGATGGTTTCGATGAGCGGAGCGACCTCATCATTCTCAGGCGTAATGTCGATTGCTGACTCAGGCACCGAATCGGAAATCCGGCTGGCTTGGATTTCAAATTCCTGCCCGAGTTCTTTAATCATGCTGGCCTCTTTCGCCCTTGCGCGAAGTGCTTCCTCGTAGTCCTCGCCAGCGTCCGAGTAAATCTGCCCGGCTGTTTTCAGTCCCGCTTTCCAGAGCGCGATGTCGGCAGTCGCTTCGCGTCCGTAGTCGATGCTAACCTTCGCGGGCCAACACCAGCGTCCGTCCAGCAAAAACTCCGAGTCGTCAATCTCCCCACGCGCGGCGGCGTCGAGAAGCACGATGTTCTTAATGCGGTTGAGGAATTGTGATTCGAGAAGCCCGCGCCACCGCGCAAAGGTGCGCTCGGCCATAGCTGCTTCCATGCGGGCCATCGGACCGCTCTTGTCTGCGTCGAATGCGAAGCCGTAGGGCAGGCCGACTGACATGCAAATGTGCGACTGCACGAGCCGGATGAACTCGCCGAACGCTCCGCCTGGGCGCTCGCTTTGGAACATTTCCATCTTCTCGCCGGGCGAAAGATAATTGATCGCGCCGGGGTCGATGTTCGAGAGTTTCTCGGTTTGCCCGTTGTCATTCCGTGAGCTGGTTGCGAAGTAGTCGGATGCGTCCGCCGATCCGTTCTCGGTGGTGATGACGCCGGTTTGGTAGCTCGCGTATTTGATCGCTTGGATCTCGGCCTTCAGCGCCTCTTGCAAGTCGCGCGCGGCGTTCAGCGCCGTGGCAAATGCGGAGCGTCCGCGATATTCGTCTAACCTTGTGGCGTCGAATAGGTGGATGAACTCAGCGGCGTCGATGTCGGTCGAATCAATGTATTGGTTGTTGATCGTGCGGACGTAGATCTGGTATTTCTCAGGCCTGCCGTATTCGTCGAGCATGATTCCGCCGATGTATTTGTCGGAGTCTATCAGACGATTGTAGGGCGAGCCGATGCGGTCGGCTTCCACGCTCTGCAAGCGGAGTTCGCCGGCTTCGCGGACGATAACAAATCCGCAGTCGCCATCGCGTAGGATTGCCATGACAGCGAGCTGAAGCAGGGTCGTGAAATCGTGCCTCCGTAGGAAATCGCACTTGCTGCACCAGTCTGACCAGTATCGCTCAACCTGCGCGTCGAGGTCTTTGTTGCCGGTGCGAGATTGGTAGGAGAGACGGCCCGAGACGTAGGTGGCAAATTTCAGGAGTAACGAGCGCACCGGTGGGAAGTTGTCGGCAAGATCACGCGCAGCGCGAATGAGCTTGTAACGCTCGGCGGTGCCGCTCGTGTCCTCGCCTCCGGCGATGTTGCGACTGATCCCGCGCTTGCTGGATTCGAGCGCCGCGTCGAACCGCCCAAAATTGCGTAGGCGGTCTTGCGCAATCATGCGAGCCATTGCGGCTTTAGGTGCGACAACTGCCAATGCGCGAGTGAAAAAGTCTTGCTTCATACTAAGGGCGCTGTGTCGAAAAAACGGTGACGGTACGCTTCACTCTCGAACCACTTGCGTATTCGATTGCAGATTGCAACTGCCCGACGATGTTGGAGACCTCGGTCAAATTCGCCCGAGTAAACGAGCGCCCCGCGATGCTGTAACTCGCCCCCGCAACAGCGATTGCCTCAAGGCATGCGATATATTTCTCTTGCAAGCTTTGAAGCGTTGCAAGCGGAAGCCCGAAGAAAGTTGAATTTTGCGCCATCCTTGGGCGCGGGTGTCAAAGTATGGACTCAATAAACTTCCCCCGCGACTGCGTGCCGCGCTCGATGTCGAGTTTCCTCCATGCCTCGGCTGGCATGGATACAGATTTTGAAATGGCGGTTCGCCCCTTGGCGTTGGCGTTCTTCTTGCCTTTCGGACGGCCCGCGCCTTTGCGCGGGCCGCCGTGGGTGGTGGGCTTTTTCATTGAGCGTTGCGCATATCACGGGCCGCAAATGCCTTTGCGATCTTGGCGGGGAGATTTGAATAACGTGCGGGGAAAGCTGCAATCCATTTCTCAACGGTATTTATGGCTTCAAATCGTTGGCTGATAAACTGGCTTCCTTCGGTTGTGGTTTTGATTTTCATTTTTTCGTTTTGGTTTTTGTTTTTGTCGTCGCCGTGGTGGCTTCGATCTGGAATGACTATCTCACGCATTTGGTTTTTTGTAAACAATTATTTTCAAGAAAATGAAAATATTTTTTACCGCCCGCAGAGCCGCATGAACACTAGATCTGCGGGCGACCCGCGCCTTCGCGCGGGCCGCCGTGGGTGGGCTTATTCAGCGAATTCGATGACATGGTAGTATTCCTCGATTTCGTTGGCGCGACCGGAGTCGATAAACTCTTGCAGGTCCATTCCGTTTCCGTCGGCGTAACTTTGCATGAGGTTGTTGTTTTTTAGAGTAGCCTCTTCCTGGGCTTCTTTTTCGTCGGTGAAAAATTCTCCGTAAGAAGAAAATTCCAAGTCCCATCCGTTGGCTAATTTTTTTGCGTGAGCGATTTTGTAGGTTTTCATTTTTTTGATTTTCGGTTTTTTGTTTGTTTGGTCAAGGCTGGCGCGGGGATCGAACCCGCGCCGGGTGGGTTGTTAGGCGAAATTTACAACTGCGTATTTAGAACCAGAGGAGCGAGTCATGATTTTGATTTGAATGACATCCGCCAGTTCTTCAGGAATAGCGCATCCAGTCTCGATCATTTTTTTAGCAACGGAATAGACGAGCTGAGTCATTTCGCCGAGGTTTGCGTTGTTCACAATGTTGATTGATTCGTTGGTATTCATATTTTTGATTTTGTTTTTTGTTATCGTCGTCGCCGTGGTGGCTGGTTTTTTCATAGCCAAAACAGCCCTGCCTCGTCAACGGTTTCCGTGATGCGCAGGATGTTGTCCTCGATCTCGCTGGGGTCATCGAGGCCGGCAGTTTTTACAACGATTGATTTGGTGTGGCTTGAATCCTCAAATTCGATATCAGCGTCAGGATATTCGGCGAGGAGTGCTTTTGTGTATTCGCGTTCCAAAGATTCTTTTACCTCGCCGAATTGCTCGTCGGTGTAGGTCGCGGATGGGTCGATGCTGCTCTGGTCGTGGCGGATTGTGATTTTCATATTTGTATTTCTGTTTCTATTTTGTTTTTTCTGTTCAGAGCAGTCTTGGGTCTTTCAGCGCCGCTGGAGCGTTGTGCATTGCGGACACAATTCCTGCCGCAAAG